ATGAAAAATTTGCAGGCACTTCGCCGGACGACATTACCAACTTTGACGCCATCCGCGATGACATCGGGTGCAAGCTTGATCGCATCCGCGCCGCTCTCGACGCAGGCTGATTTTCTTGCGGGTCTGGATGGTGAGGGATTGCGGGCCTTGCCGTATTTGTTTGAATTCTGGGCGATGCCGCATCAATTGCCGCCTGAGGGCGAGTGGCGGGCGTGGGTGATTTTGGGGGGCCGGGGGGCGGGGAAAACCCGCGCCGGAGCCGAATGGGTGCGCGCGCAAGTGGAAGGCCCGACCCCGTTGTCATCTGGCCCCAAACACCGCGTGGGATTGATTGCCGAGACGTTCGAGCAGGCCCGGGAGGTGATGGTCTTTGGCGATAGCGGCATAATGGCGGTGACCCCTGAGGACCGCCGGCCGAAGTGGGTGTCTAGTCGTAAGTTGTTGGAGTGGCCCAATGGGGCGACAGCGCAGTTATTTTCGGCCCAAGACCCCGAGGGGTTGCGAGGTCCGCAATTTGATGCGGTGTGGGTTGACGAGTTTGCCAAGTGGCGTTTGGCCGAAGAGACGTGGGATATGGTGCAGTTTGCCTTGCGGTTGGGGGATAATCCGCGGTCTTGTGTGACCACGACCCCGCGCAATACGGTGGCCTTGCGTGACCTGTTGGCCCGAGGATCGACGGTGACCACACATGCGCCCACATATGCCAATCGCGCGAACCTTGCGCCCGAGTTTCTGGTCGAGGTCGAGGCGCGGTATGGCGGGACCAGACTGGGCCGCCAAGAGCTTGAGGGTGAGTTGCTGACCGATGTGCAGGGGGCACTTTGGTCGTATGCCACTTTGGCGACAAAGCAGGTGCAAACGTTGCCGGAGCTTGACCGTGTAGTGGTTGCGATTGATCCGCCGGTGACGGGGCGCAAAAACTCGGATGATTGCGGGATTATTGTGGCGGGTGTTGTGATGCAGGGGCCGCCGCAGGAGTGGTGCGTTTATGTGATCGAGGATGCAACGGTGAGTGCGGCCTCGCCGAATGCTTGGGCTAAGGCCGCGATTGCGGCGATGCGCAGGCATGAGGCCGATCGTTTGGTGGCGGAGGTCAATCAGGGTGGCGAGATGGTGGAGACCATTTTGCGCCAAGAGGAGCCATTGGTGTCGTTTCGGGCGGTTCATGCCACCAAGGGCAAGGTGCTGCGTGCCGAACCTGTGGCGGCACTCTATGAGCAAGGGCGCGTGCGCCATTTGCGGGGCTTGTCAGCGTTGGAGGACCAGTTGTGTCAGATGACGACGGCGGGCTTTGAGGGCAGGGGATCACCTGACCGCGTGGATGCGTTGGTCTGGGCGATTTATGATTTGATGATTGCCCCTGCGAAGTCACACCGCGCCCCGCGTATGAGGCATCTTTAAGCATAGGGGGGTGTTGCGCGCCCCACCGCGCGCAGCACTTCCGGCTTTGTAAGACCTATCTCGTAAAACTGTTTTCAAGGATCAGCGGCAACCAGTTGGGGTTGTGAGATCAAGGAGTTTTTGATGTTCGAATTTCTAAACCGCCCGAAGACACAGGCCGCCGGTGCTGCCCCGGAACAGGTGAAGGCATCGGCCACCGGCCATACGGTTGCCTGGCCAAGTGCAGGCCGTGTGGCATGGAGCCCACGCGATGTTGTGTCACTGACCCGCACGGGTTTTACCGGCAATCCGATCGGGTTTCGTGCGGTCAAGATTATTGCAGAGGCCGCGGCGGCCTTGCCGTTTGTGTTGCAGGATCAGGAGCGTCGTTATGAGATGCATCCGATCCAGGCCCTGTTGGCACGCCCCAATGCGGGGCAGGGCCGCGCGGAGGTGCTGGAGGCGCTGTATGGTCAGTTGCTGTTGACCGGCAACGGCTATCTGGAGGCTGTCGGTGACGAGGGCCTGCCGGTGGAGTTGCATGTGCTGCGCTCTGACCGAATGAATGTGGTGCCGGGGGCTGATGGCTGGCCTGTGGCCTATGAATACGGGGTCAATGGCCGCAAGCACCGGTTTGCGGTGGCGGAGAATGACAGCAAGATTTGTCATATCAAGAGCTTCCATCCGCAAGATGACCATTACGGGTTTTCGCCGTTGCAGGCCTCGGCCAGTGCGATCGATGTGCATAATGCGGCATCGCGGTGGTCCAAGGCGTTGTTGGACAATGCCGCCCGCCCCAGTGGCGCGATTATTTACAAAGGGGCCGATGGCCAGTCGTCGTTGAGTGCGGACCAATATGACCGGTTGTTGTCGGAGATGGAGAGCCAGCACCAGGGTGCGCGCAATGCGGGGCGTCCGATGTTGTTGGAAGGCGGGCTGGATTGGAAGCCGATGGGGTTCTCGCCGTCGGATATGGAGTTCCAGAAGACCAAGGAGGCTGCGGCGCGAGAGATCTCGATTGCGTTCGGGGTGCCGCCGATGTTGCTGGGGCTGCCGGGTGATGCGACTTATGCGAATTATCAGGAGGCGAACCGCGCGTTTTACCGTTTGACGGTGTTGCCGCTGGCGGCGCGCGTGTTGGGGTCGATTTCGGATTGGTTGTCGGATTTTACCGGAGAGCCGATCACGCTGCGCCCTGATCTGGATCAGATCCCGGCCTTGAGTGCCGAGCGCGAGGCGCAGTGGCGTCGGGTGTCGGATGCTGCGTTTTTGACCGATGCGGAAAAGCGCAATTTGCTGGGCCTGCCGGTGCTGGAGGTTGGTGATGACGGGTAAAATTGTCGATTTGCCACCCAAGGCCCGCGTGCAGACGCCGCCGCCGGTGTCCGATTTCTGGTTTGCCCAGCTTGATGTGCGATTGGGCAAGATTGAGTTCATGGTGTCCCGTTTGGAGTGGCAGATCGCGTTGATCGTTTGCGGTGCCTTTGGCCTGCTTGTTTTCGAAATTGTCAAAGCCCTTGCGGCGCAATGAATCGAGGAAAAAATATGCCTTTAGAAATGAAATACTGTCAGCTTGGCGGTGATCTTGTGGTGACGGACGGGTCGACAATCGAGGGCTATGCATCGCTGTTTGGCAAACCTGATCAGGGCGGTGATACCGTTGAGACAGGCGCCTATGCCGCATCTTTGCGCAAAACGACGGCAAAAAAGGCCTCGATCAAGATGCTTTGGCAGCATGATCCTGCCCAGCCGATTGGTGTTTGGGACGAGGTGCACGAGGATGCCAAAGGGTTGTGGGTGAAGGGCCGTATTCTGACGGATGTGGCCCGTGGCCGGGAAGCTGCCGCTTTGATCGGTGCGGGTGCGATTGACGGGTTGTCGATCGGGTATCGCACGATCAAATCCCGCAAGAATGACAAGGGCGGCAGGCTTTTGTCGGAGTTGGAACTTTGGGAGGTGTCGCTTGTGACGTTCCCCATGCTTCCGGATGCGCGTGTTGGTGCCAAGGGTGATGACCCGGTTGCGGCGACATTGCGTGAGATGGCCGCCGTGTTCGAGAACGCGCGTCGCCAAATGACGCCGGATTAACTGCCGGCCAAACAAACCATCAAGAGGACCGATTGATGAGCAAACCTGAGACGAAGGCTCGGGTCGGGGAAGATGTGTCTCCGGCCGATGAACTTAAAACCGCGATTTCCGGTTTTATGAGCGATTTCAAAGACTTTTCCCACGGCGTTAATGCCAAACTTCAAAAACAGGATGACCGGATGAACAAGCTGGATCGAAAGACTATGACCTTTGCACGCCCTGTGCTCGCTGCCGCTGCACATGAGGATGCCCCGCACCAGAAGGCGTTTGCTGCCTATCTTCGCTCTGGCGATGATGATGGTTTGCGCGGCCTCGAGATGGAAGGCAAGGCGCTGGGCACATCGGTGGCGGCTGATGGTGGCTATTTGGTTGACCCGCAGACGGCCGATACGATCAAGGGCACACTGTCCTCGACGGCGTCAATCCGCGCGATTGCCAATGTTGTGAATGTGGATGCCACATCGTTTGACGTATTGGTTGATCGCACCGAGATGGGTGCAGGCTGGGCCACGGAAGCCTCTGCTGTCACCGAGACGGCCACACCGCAGATTGACCGCATTACGATCCCGTTGCACGAGCTGTCTGCTTTGCCAAAGGCGTCACAGCGCTTGCTGGATGACAGCGCGTTTGACATTGAGGGTTGGCTGGCGGGCCGGATTGCCGACAAGTTTGCCCGTTCTGAGGCGTCCGCCTTTGTCAACGGTGACGGCATCGATAAGCCGATGGGTCTTCTGACATATCCATCTGTCGACAATGACGTCTGGGTCTGGGGCAATCTTGGCTATGTGGTGACGGGTGCCGATGGTGCCATTGTGGACGGTGATCCGATTGTGGATCTGGTTTATAGCCTTGGTGCGGAATACCGCGCGAATGCGACGTTTGTGATGAACTCCAAGACCGCGGGTACGATCCGTAAGCTGAAAGACAATGATGGCCGTTTCTTGTGGTCCGATGGTTTGGCAGCAGGCGAGCCCGCGCGACTGATGGGCTATGCGGTGTTGATTGCCGAGGATATGCCCGATGTGGCCTCTGACGCGACGGCGATTGCCTTCGGTGATTTTGGTGCGGGGTATACCGTGGCCGAGCGTCCTGATCTGCGCGTGTTGCGCGATCCGTTCTCTGCCAAGCCACATGTATTGTTCTATGCCACCAAGCGTGTCGGCGGTGCCGTCAGTGACTTTGGCGCGATCAAGTTGCTGAAATTCGCTGTCAGCTAAACTGGTGGTGATTAGGCGCTGTCCTGATGTGGGCAGCGCTGCCCCGGGCGCGTGGTCGCGCATTGTCTAGCTGCTCCCATTCCGATCGAGCAATGCGCGATCTGCGCGTCCGGGTTTTTGGCCAAATTGGCCCCAACACACTTATTTCTGGAGTGTTCCATGATGTTAGTCGAAGAGACCACCGTGCCGCAGCAGGCCCTGCCGGTCGCCACATTCAAAGACCATATGCGCATGGGTTCGGGTTTCTCGGACGATGACTTGCAGGATGGTGTTTTAGAAGGATTTCTGCGCGCCGCATTGGCCGCAATCGAGGCCCGGACGGGCAAAATAACGATTGAGCGCACGTTTAGCCTGACCCTGACCGCCTGGCGGGATGGCCGGTCACAGGCTTTGCCGCTGGCCCCTGTGCGCACGATTATTGGCGTGACTTTGCTCGACCGAAACGGATCCGAAGTTCAGGTCGACACCGCGAGTTACCGCTTGATCGAGGACGCCCATCGTCCGCAAGTGGAGGCGTTTGGCAGTACTTTGCCGTCGGTGCCGCAGGGCGGTGCTGTGCGCATTTACATGAGTGCGGGCTACGGGCCTGATTGGGCCGATTTGCCCAGCGATCTGGCGCAGGCTGTTTTGATGCTGGCGGCGCATTTCTACGAATACCGCCATGAGACCGCGATGTCGGGGCAGCAGATGCCATTTGGCGTGTCCACGCTGATCGAGCGCTACCGCAACATTCGCTTGTTTTCGGGGGGTCGCTTATGAGCCGCCCCAAGCTGAACCGTCATCTGAAGTTGGAGACCCTTGCGCAGACGCCTGATGGCTCTGGCGGGTATAGCCAGAACTGGGTCGAGACGGGCGTGCATTGGGCCGAGATCAAACCGGGCTCTGGGCGCGAGACGTCGGGGGCTGCGGTGTCTGTGAGCCGTGTGGCCTACCGGATCACCGTCCGTGGCGCGCCTGTGTCGTCGGATGCAAGGCCAAAAGCAGGTCAGAGGTTTCGCGGGCAAGGTCGCGTTTATGCGATCACTGCGGTCACGCAATCGGTTGCAGGCGAGAGGTATCTGACCTGCTACGCCCAAGAGGAGACGGTCACATGAGTTATGGTGTATCTGCGGCGCTGCAAGAAGCTGTTTTTCAACAACTTTACAATGATCCGGGTCTGTCTGTGATTGTGGGGAGCAATGTGTATGACGCGCTGCCTGCGGGTACATTGCCGTCGCTTTATGTGGCGCTGGGTCCCGAGCTTGTCAAAGACCAATCCGACAAGACGGGTGCGGGTGCGCTTCATGAGATCACGGTATCCGTGGTCACGGATGTGGCAGGATTTTCCCAAGCCAAGACGGCGGCGGCTGCGGTGTCGGATGCTTTGGTTGATGCAGACCTGGCGTTAAGCCGCGGGGCAGTTGTGTCCTTGAACTTTTACAAGGCAACGGCTGCCCGCGTGGGCACAGGCGATATCCGCCAGATCAATCTGATTTTTCGTGTCCGCGTCGCGGACGTGTGACCCTTTGTTTTCCCAACCCTAAGGAGTAGTGGCAATGGTAGCCCAGAACGGTAAAGACCTCTTGGTCAAAATAGATATGACGGGCGATGGCCTGTTTGAAACGGCCGCAGGTTTGCGCGCGACACGCATCAGTCTGAATGCCGAAACGGTGGATGTGACATCGCTGGAAAGCACGGGCGGTTGGCGCGAGCTGTTGTCGGGCGCGGGTGTGAAAACCGCCGCGATTTCCGGATCAGGGGTGTTCAAGGATGCAAATACCGACGAGCGCGCGCGCCAGTTGTTTTTTGACGGGGAAACGCCTGATTTCCAAGTGATTGTGCCTGATTTTGGCACGATGGAGGGTCCGTTCCAGATCACGTCGATCGAATATGCCGGATCGCATAATGGTGAGGCGACCTATGAGTTGTCGCTTGCCTCTGCGGGCGAGCTTGTGTTCACGGCGGCCCTGTAATGGTGAACCCGCTGGCAGGAGAGGTCACGGTGACCGTGGACGGCGTGCCGCATTGTTGCAAGTTGACGCTGGGTGCGCTGGCCGAGATGGAGGCCACCATGGGTGCTGAAAGTCTGGTCGATCTTGTTGCGCGGTTCGAGACCGGAAAATTTTCCAGTCGCGACGTGATGGCGTTGGTCGTCGCAGGCCTGCGCGGTGGCGGCTGGGAAGGGTCTGCGGCGGACTTGTTGCGCGCCGATATTGAAGGTGGGGCCGTGGGTGCGGCGCAGGCTGCGGCAACTTTGCTGGTCCGCGCGTTCTCGCCGCCGAACTAGCGATGGATTGGCCGAGTTTGATGCGCGCGGGTCTGCATGGGCTTGGTTTGCGCCCGATCGAATTTTGGGCGCTGACCCCTGCGGAGTTGCAGGTGATGCTGGGCCTGGATGAAAAGTTGATGCCGATGGCCCGCGACCGGCTTGCCGAGTTGGAGCGCGCTTATCCCGATACCATTGGAGATTGAAATGAGTGGATTAGACCAAATTGATGCATTGGACAGCGAGGTGAATGCGCTCGAGCGCACGCTGGGTGATGCGACCACGATGACGGCGGCATTTGATAGCCAGTTGCGCGATATTCAAGGCACGTTGGGAGAGACAACCCGTGATTTGGGTAACTTGGAGCGCGGTTTTTCCGGTGGATTGCGCCGCGCGTTTGATGGCTTGGTCTTTGACGGGTTGAAGTTGACGGATGCCCTGGGGGTTGTTGCAAAAGCAATGGTCGATACGGCGTATTCTGCGGCAATCAATCCGGTGATGCAGCAGTTTGGCGGGCTTTTGGCGAATGGCGTGAATGCGGCGGTGTCGGGCATGATGCCGTTCGAGAATGGCGCCTCGTTTTCCCAAGGCCGGGTGACGCCTTTTGCGAAGGGCGGGGTTGTGAGTGGTCCTACGACGTTCCCGATGCGCGGTGGCACCGGCTTGATGGGGGAAGCCGGACCTGAGGCGATTATGCCTTTGTCACGCGGGGCCGATGGCACCTTGGGGGTGCGCGCCCAGGGTGGCGGCACGGTCAATGTCACAATGAATATCTCGACCCCCGATGTGCAGGGTTTCCAGCGCAGTCAGGGTCAAATTGCCACCCAAATGGCGCGTGCCATGGGCCGTGGCCAACGTAATCGCTGATCGGAGGTCGTAAATGGCATTTCATGAAATCCAGTTCCCTGCAAACCTGAGCTTTGGCTCGGTCGGAGGGCCAGAGCGGCGCACCGAGATTGTCACGCTGTCGAACGGTTTTGAAGAACGCAACACCCCATGGGCACATTCGCGCAGGCGCTATGATGCGGGCATTGGTCTGCGTTCGCTTAACGATGTCGCGACTATTGTTGCGTTTTTCGAGGCGAGAGAGGGTCAGTTGCACAGCTTTCGCTGGAAAGACTGGGGCGACTATAAGTCCTGCGCGCCCTTATCTGTGCCGACGTCGCTGGATCAACTGATTGCGATTGGCGACGAGGTCACCAAAGTGATCCCGCTGACCAAGACTTATACCTCGGGCGGCTATTCTTATGTGCGCCCGATTGCCAAACCGATCGCGGGCACTGTGCGTGTGGCGATTGGGGGTGACGAGTTACAGGAAACGATTGATTACGACGTTGATGTCACGACCGGAGAAGTCATCTTTGCGCATCCGCCTGATCTGGGTGCCGAAGTGCGGGCCGGCTATGAATTTGATGTGCCGGTACGTTTTGATACCGATACGATCCAGACCTCTGTGTCCAGCTTTCGCGCTGGCGATGCACCCAATGTGCCGATTGTCGAGGTGCGCCTATGACTGTTGCACAGCTTAACGCGCATTTGGCGGTTGGCACGACCCATGTGTGCCAGTGTTGGTCGATTGTGCGCAAGGATGGCGTGACGTTCGGGTTTACCGATCATGACCGTCCACTGGTTTTTGATGATATCACATTCCGTCCCGACAGCGGATTGTCCGCCAAGGCGCTGGCAAGCACGACGGGGCTTTCGGTGAATAATACCGAAGCATTGGGGGTTTTAAGTGCTTCTGCGATCACAGATCTGGATATCGAGGCTGGTCGGTATGATGATGCCGAAGTCACCACATGGTTGGTGCGCTGGGATAACGTCGCGCAGCGTGAAATCCGGTTTATTGGCACGATTGGCGAAATTACCCGCGAACAGGGCGTTTATCGCACCGAGCTGCGCGGGTTGACGGAAATGCTTAATCAACCGCAGGGTCGCGCATATTTGAAAACATGTAGTGCAGTGTTGGGTGATGATGGCTGCAAGGTCGATGTCTCGGATGTGGCTTTTCGTGCCGATGCCACGCTGGTCGCAGTTGACGAGGGTAAGGTTTTGACGATGACGCTGGCAGCGGGATATACGGATCGTTGGTTCGAGGGTGGGTTTATCAGCTTCAGGTCGGGAGCCGCGGAAGGGCTGCAAGCGGTGATCAAGCGCGATGAGATGGATGGCACCAGCCGCGTTTTGACGTTGTGGCAGCCGATCCCCGTGGCGGTCAGGGTTGGAGATACTGTGCGCATTATTGCGGGATGTGACAAACGGGCGCAAACCTGTCGCGAGAAATTTGACAATATGTTGAATTTTCAAGGATTTCCGGACATTCCCGGGGACGATTGGTTGATGAGCGTGCCGCGGTCCGATGATGATGATACCGGCGGAAGCCTGACCCGATGAGTGGGGCACAAGTTGTCGAAATTGCCCGCACATGGCTGGGCACGCCCTATGTGCATCAGGCCTCGAAATGCGGCGCCGGCACGGATTGTCTGGGGCTGGTGCGCGGTATCTGGCGCGCCTTGCACGGATCAGAGCCAGAAGCGATCCCGCGCTATACCGCCGACTGGTCGGAGCCGCAGGGTCAAGAGGTGTTATGGGCCGCAGCCCACCGCCATTTACAGCCCGTCACAAGAGGCGAGCTATGTGCCGGTGACGTCATGTTGTTTCGTATGAGGCGCGGTGCGGTTGCCAAGCATTTGGGCATTGTCGCGCAGTTTGGTGCCGATCCCACATTTATCCATGCCTACACAGGCCACGGTGTTGTCGAGAGCCCGCTTTCAGAGCCGTGGCGCAAGCGCATCGTCGCAAAATTCGTTTTTCGATAA